TTCAGCAACTGAACTCTTACGAAAAGCTTGTTGAACCTTTTGACTGTAAATAACTGGAGAGAAATTACCATTAGGTAGGTTTGTATAACCTGACGCTACTTTAAAAGCCATCTTTTTCTCCTTTTAGTTTTTAGAGGCTAACAAACGATAACTCCACTTCGTAAGGGCTGATGCTGAAAATGGGTAGCTATAAATAGGACCATAACATCAGGTAGCCTGAGTAGGATTTCATTTGAATATTGTAGAGTGGAGAATATAAAATTCTGGTCTACACGAATGTGTATTTATCTATACATACACAAAAATAGTAATTTGTCAAGCAGTTAAGCTATTAAGCTCTAGCTGCTCCACTAACATCGTATACAAAGTTGCCTGAACGAATCGCTTTACTAATAGCGTCTTCGTTTGCAGAATATTCTTGTGATGTCATTTTAGCTACTTCTGACTCTAGTATGCTATTAGATCCTGTAGCATTATTGTCAGGGGTAGTAGAACTTTTAACATTCACTGCTTTTGCTGCATCTTTTTTAGATGTTTTCTTTTTAGTTGTTTTTACTCCCATATCTGCTTTATACAGATCTATGGCACGTGCTGCTGCACGAGGATCATCCTCATTTTCATAAAGAGCTTTTTGAATATAATCAGGTTGTTCTTCTGCCCAATCATGGAACTCAGGGTTATCTCTAATCTCTGTAAAATCTGGATGTATCTGTAATAATTCCATTTCAGCACGTTCTCGTGATGTCAGTCTTTCTCTTTCTGATAAAGAATTTAATCTTTCTTCAATATCTTTGTTTTGTTCTACTGCTTTTTTCATTGCAATAGTTTCTACAATTTTAGCAACGTCTGGGTACTCAGAAGCCCATGCATCAATCTCTTCATCTGATTTAGGTAGCTTCATTTCTTTTTTAGTAGCTGCTGATAATTGTTTTTTAAGATCAGATAATTCTTTATCTTTTGCTTCTGTAGTTTTTTGCATATGTCTACGCAAATCACCATAACGTTTTTTAAATGATTCGTCTTCAGGTCCACTAGCTGCTTGTTCAACAGTTTCTGAATCTTCAGTTGTTCCTTCTCTTTCTTTTAGAGCTTCATCTGCAGCTAATTCTTGCATAGTAGGTTCTGCTCTTTGGTATCTTACAGGTTTTTGCATTATTGTGTCACCTGTGTCTTCATCTCTTTTTATTACTGTTTCTTCGTTTGACATTTACGTCTCCTTGTTGGGGCTACTTAGTTGCCTATTTCTAGGGGTTAGTAGGTAGCCATAAACTAAGCATTGCTGCTTAGGGCTAAGTAGTTAGTCTACTTAAATATTTGTTCTGTTTGTTCTTGAACGCTAGAAGGTTCTGCACCCTCTGGTCTTTGAGGAGGTGGGTATAAACTTGCATTAGATCCACCCCAAGGTTCTGTAGTCATACCACCTTGGTTAAAATTAGGAACAAGATTAGATGGATTTAATGCTGCATTTGTTTCAGAAACATTACTTATATAAGTATTTAATTTTTCATTATTTACATATTTAGAAGGATCTGCTATATAAGGTTTTGCTCCGCCATACCCTTGATTATACATGGTAGCAGATTCTACTATAGTAGGTTTTCTATTATTGTTTTTTTCAAATCTTTTATTTAAATATTCTAAATAATTTAAACTTGCATTTACTTGACCTAATTCATCTAAAGCAGCATAGTCTTCAGCAGCTTTTGCCATGTATACAGCACGTTCAGGAGTATTTTCTTCAGGAACAGGTTTATATTTTTTTTGATATACTTGAGAATCTACAAATGCACCTAACTGTATTTGTAAAGGTCCTTTAGCTGCCTCGTGAAAAAACTGACCTCCGCTTGATTCTCCAAATAAAATAGAATATACATCAGTTAAAGAAACATAATCATTATCTTTTGTAAACTCTTCTATAGTTGTTAAAGATTCTGGTTTTAAATAATCTACAATATCGTAACTTCCTTTAAAACTTTTATTATTATTATTTACATGTAAATTAAATAAAGGATTAAGTATTGACGATTCTTGTGTGCCAGTAACAACTGTTTCTTCTATAATTTCATTATCAGGTTCATTTTCTTTTACAGTATTTTCTGTAGAACTACTTCCACTACCTCCCCCTTCAAAGGAATTGTATCTATCTCCTCCTCTGTCATTAAATGAATATACTTCATCACCTGTTTTAGGTTGAAGTCCTCTTACTACTGTTTCTTCTATTCCTATCCCATTAGCAGCTCGTGGTATTACTGATCCTCCTTCACGTAAGGATGCAGTAAATTTTTCACTGTCTCTACCTGTTAAAGAATTTTGAAAAGCTTTATTTACCATTAAACAGGAGCACCTTCAGGCATAGTAGGACCTAATAACCCTTCAGGAGCTTCTTCTTGTGGGCTCACTAATTGACCTTCTTGATCCATTACATTTAATCCATCAAGAGCACTCTTTCTCATCTTTTCATACTGAGCTAAACCATGATACCTAACTACATTAGCAGGTACTACAAGTTCTCCTTCAGATAATAAAACAAGTTGATCGTCTGCTACTTCTTCTGCAGTTGCACCAGGAGGTGCTACAGTTATTCCTAAACTTTCTGCTTCTTTTGCCATATCAGGTGATACAGATTCTTGTGATGGGGGTGGGGGTGGCATACCGCCCATAGGTGACATTGCTATGTTTCCTTCTGCAGCTTTTCTAATATATGCTCCACCTGATCTTAATTCATTTGCGTTTACCATGTACTTTCCTTTGTTTGCCATTATAGTTCTCCCTGCCATATCCTTTTTATTTTGGTCTTTAGCTAATTTATCTAATTCTATAAAAGCGTTATATGAGGCTAAACTTTTAGCATCAGGATCTACTTTTGGATTAACTTTAGTATTTATTTTTGTTTTTTTGATTAAAGGATTAACTCTAGTTCCTCCATCATTTCCCTCACCTACAGGTGTTATTATATTTTTATTTTCTGCCATATTATTTCTCCTTTGCTGACTGAATAGCTTCTTCTCGTATTGTTAAAAATCTTTGAAGCTCTTGAATTGATCCTTGTAGCATATGTATCTTACAGTGATCTACCTCCCTATAAAGATTCTTTGTTTGAGAATCTATCCTGTCTTTAACATATTGAGAGAGGGCTTCAAGATGCTTAGGATCGTTTAAACACGGTAGTAATTTTTTAGCTGTTTCTTTTATCATTGTATTCCTTCATTGCTTCCTAGAGGAGGTGCAGAAAATCCTTCCATACCAGGCTCAGGTGCTCCACCTGGTCCTATATTACCATTACCTGTTTGAGCAGGATTAGTAGAAGCAGGTATACCGCCTCCTTCTGGTGCTGTAGGTTGAGGAGCTTGTTCAGCAGGTCCTGCAGGCATCATTCCCGCAGCTTTCATAACTTCTGCTTGTCTTACAGCTTCTCTTTCATCGTTGACAAATTTCTCTGCGTCAAGATCAAATGCATGAGCAATCTCTCTTAATATTACAGGGAACTTTATAAAAGGTGCTAAGGTAGGAGAACTTCCTATTTGCATAAGTTGTATAAGTCTTTGACTTCTTACTTCATTACGCATAAGACTTTCTGTGCCTCTAGCCTTTACTTCTATATCGCCTTTTATTTCTGGATCATAATCAAATTGTTGATTAAAAGCATAAAAGGCTTCTCCTAGTGGTTGCAATAGATAATCATCAATATTTTTAATAACTGTTTTAATAGATAATTGAGCAGCACCCATTAACATAGATATGCCTGATGCTGTTCTACCTACACCAGTAACTCCTGTTTGACCATGAGAGAAAGAAGGTATTCCTGTAGCTTCGTCTGCAAGTACCCTAGCCTTATCAAACATCTGCATGTTTTGATTTGACACATTAGGATAACTAGTAGCAAACAAAGACTGACCAGGTGCTCCACCTTGCCTTCTAAAAATTTTACCAGGATAGAGCTCTAAGTCCTGCCCTGGTACGAGATTAGTTTCATCAATCTCAAATATAAGATTTCCTGCTAGTACAGCATTATCTACTGCCATACGCATAAAACCATTCATTAGTTGTTGTGTGTCTGACATATTTTCTGCTAGACCTACTCCATAAAAACTATATGGATTTAGCTCAAAAGGAGCAGCAAAATAAGGAATCCTATTAGGCACGAAAGGGTTAATCGCCAATCTGAGGATTTTACCATTTCCCACCCAAGCATTAATTTGGACTGTATCCAAGTCAGAGTATTCGTCAGGAATATCAAGACCTGCATCTTCTGCAGTGTCTTTGTCAATATTTCCCCAATACTCGTAAACTTCAAACCTATCCACGCTATAACTTTTTGTATCTTCGTCTTCAACTTGTGTCTCCCACCATTTACGGACATAATTAGTGCCCATTTCTATACATTCATCAATAGCATCGCTATCAAAGAAAGGTCGTTTTTTTAAGCCCCTTAAATCTGAGTGAGATAATTTATGTCTTTGGATTACATACTCAGCTTGTTCCATATTCTTAGCATCTGGATCAGGGTAAAAATTCCAGACAGAAACAAATTCTAATTTAGGTACAGTAGTTATTTTAGGATTGTAAGATACTTTACCATCTTCATCTTCTTCCCAATTAGGATATTCTTTGTCTACTGCAAAAGGTCCTTTTAAAACACCTGTACCAAATAGAGACATTTCAAATGCAGCAGAACGTAAATGTTTAGATGCTGAAGATTCTTCTAATTGGTCTAGTATTCTTTTTTCCATTTTTTTAGCTGCGTCATCTGCAGGATGAAATGTTATAGCTGTAGGAGTTAATCCTTCGCCTTCTTTTAAGTTCAAATCATTTTGTAGATATTCTAAATTACCTAAACGATCTTCTAAAGTTTTTTGCGTAGCACCAGGTTCTAAGTCATTACCATCTCCAGGAAAACCATAAGGCGATGTTAAATTATCAGGCTCATTAGGATCAAAGTGAACTGCTTCAGCTACACCTTCTGGTATACGTGTAGAGTTAATACCTAAAGGAAATCTCTGTCCTGCAAATAGTACATCTGTTATCTGACCAAAAGCTGCTATTACTTTTGTTTTTGTTACTTTAATGAATACTTGACTTTTTTCTGTGTCAGTAAATTGATTATCATTACCATAAATTCCTCTATAGTTTCTATAAGAAGTTATCCATCTAGTTTCTTGGTCACGCCTAGCGTCTTCTGACTTAGTAAACGAACTGCTTACATGTTTTGCTAAAGCACTTTCTTGATCATCTAACAATAATTCTTCTATTTCTAATTCTTCATCTGCCATATTATATCCCTTTAATAACCAAATGACTCATCAAATGGTTGCCATTTTTTTATTTGTTGAGTTGCATCAAAACCAAATAAAGACCTTGGCACTGGTCTAGACATTACACCATAACGCAGTGCGTCATAGCCATGATCATAATCTATCTTAGTATTTATATCTTCTGGATTATTTTTATCTAAAGGTAGTTGAGGTATCTCTGCAATTAGTTGTGTACAATTCTCAAAAAACTCTATACCTGCTTCATCCATTTCTTCGTCTACTCTTAATAATCTATGTATCTCATTTTTACCTGCTATACGACTTCCTTTTGTTCTATCAGAAGGTCGCCATCTACATCCTCTGAGAATCATTGCTTCTGCTATACTAGGTCCTGTTTGACCTCTTTGATGCCAACAAGAAGAGTCTAGTATGCCATATGCTATGCTATCGTCTGTTTCTCGTTCAATTCTTAGTATAATATCAGCTAACTCATCTGCAGTTTTTTTACGTACATATAGTTCTCTATATACTATAATATGTCCATCTGGTCTAGCAGCCATCCATAATACTACTGACCAAGAGCTGTACCCATAGTCACAAGCTCTAAATCTTCTCCACGAAGAAGGAATGTCATAAGGTTTAACAACATGTATATCTCTGTTAAACTCTCCGAAGGCTGCTCCTTCTGCTATGTCCCATGACCCTTCTAGAAGTTGCTTACGCTGAACTTCTGGTAAAGATAAAAGGTTAGCTTCGTATTCACCTGATTCAGATAGATAAGGATTATCTGTTAGTTTAGCAGGTATAAACCTTCTTTTAAACAGGGACTCTCCTGCTTTATCGTGTGCATCTGGATACCTAAGAACATTACCTGATTCTATATCTGTTGCAGCAAACGCTTTATTATAAGGAGAAGGATTAATAAACATCTTCTTAACCCATATATGACCTGGTCCACCAGGATTGCTTGTAGCTCTCATATGTATAGGCAGTGAAGGATCAGTTGTTCTAAGCCTTGACCTTAAATAGTCCCAAGCGTAAGGAGTAGGATACTGAGTTAATTCATCTACACCTATCCAAGTAAACGCTTGTCCTTGGTATCTTAATACGTCTTTGTCTTGTTCTAGATATGTCATCCATATCCTAGCACCTGAAGGGAATGTCCATAAAGACTTTCTTTCGCTCCAATGAGCTCCTTTAAATGCTTGAGGGTACATAGTCTGACTCTTCTGTACCAACTCTCTTAATTCATCATTTGTTCTACGAATAATTAAAGCAGAGTGATTACCATTACCACAATACCTTAATACATCTGCTAGTAATGCGTAGGACTTACCACCGCCTGCTGCACCACCATATAAAACTTCTCTTTCACTTGCTGCTAAAAACTCTGTTTGTGGACCTTCATTAGGTCTAAATATTATAGGTCTTTCTTCTCTAAGCTCTTCTTCTACCGCTTCTATCTTTTTTTCTGCATAAGCTAATTTAATTTTAGCTGCTTTCTTGGCTTTTTTTGCTACGGTAAGTTTCTGCTTCTGCGATGAGATCTTCTTGCGTTTCTGTCCTTGCCTTGGCTTTGGCACGTTCCCATCTAAGTTTAGCTGCTCTTCTTCTTTTTTCACTTAAATCCTTTTTAGTTATTCTATATAACGATACATGAGATATGTATTTTCCGCTTCTGCTTGATAACCATTTAGCTACTTCTCTATAGCTTGATCCTTTTAAATATTCTTTAGCTTTATCTAGTAGTTCTATTTCTTCTGGAACTATTTCTAGTAAATCTTTTGAGCCTTCTACTAGTACCCAACCAAACGGTATAGTGGAAGAAGTTCTTCTTTTGTATTTATTCGTTTGTTCCGTCATCTACATCTTCATCATCATTTTTTCTAGGTAATATAAAAATACCTTGAGGGGCTTTGACTTCAATCTTATCTGTTTTACTAACACCTATTCTATCTAGTACATCTTTTGCTGCAGCTAGTCTATCTCGTGTTCCCATTTCTACAGGATCATCAATAACACCTACTATAGCCATTGCTGCTTTTGGTGCATTAGCTGCAAGAAAATTTTTAGACGATGATATAATTTCTTCTTCACATCCTTTTAGTACATCATTAATAGATGTGTTTTTAGAATACTCTGCAATATCCATAGCTGCTCTATAATTTCCTTGAGCTTCTGCAAATAAAGCATTTATAAAAATTTTTTGTTTGGGAGTCAAACTACCCTCCTATTACTATTTGTTCTACTACAGTTGTAACAGTTAAATCATTAGCTGAACCTGCTGTAGCAGATATAAGATCACCTGCTTCTAATCCTATAATAATATCGTTTAACCAGAGATAGCCATCAGCAGCTACACTGGTTGCTCCTGTAAGAGCAAAATGAGTTGTAGAAGAAGCGTCATACAATTCTATTTTAACAGTTGCTGCATTACTTGCATCTACATTGCCTACCATAATTTGTTTTACAATAGACCGATGGTTGGAGGGCGTAGTATATATTGTAGTTCTATTGGTATTAGCCAATGCTACAGGTGATGTTACTAACAACCCTCCTTGCATCTTTAACTTCCTAATATACTAGAAAGAATAACTAATGCTACAAGACCTATACCTAAATACAAACCGTATTTATTATAGTCTTTAGTCATAGCTATTTCTTTTTTAGGTATAACTTTAGAAACCTTTGCTTTCTTTTCAAATTTAACTTTAGTTATTTCTTCTTTTGCTTTTGCTTCAGCCATGTTAACTCCTTAATACCCTCGTACTTTCTATTTCTTTTTCTTTTTCTTCTTACTAGTCTTTTTATTTTTTGTCAAGACCATAAGTCCGAACACGCATTTTTTACCTTTAGGTGAATCTACTTTTTTTTCTGCCATAATTATTCACTAGTTTCTTTAGTCTTAATAGTAATATCTAAGTCTTTACCTTTTGGTGCAGACGCTGTTAAAGATATTTGTGACGCTGCACAACCTATTAAAGATAAACTTAATACACATACAATTATTAAATTCTTCATCTCTTTCTCCTTTTAATTTTTTTTCCTGCAGTTTTAGTGCGAGGAAACGACCTATTCTTACTTTTTGAAATAGCTCTAAGATTACTTTTCTTATTGTTCCTAGGGTTACCGTCTTTATGGTCGATGTCTTTGTTGTCACCTTTTTTAACTGTACCTTTAGCTAATGCTCTATTACGTGCAGTATTACGTGACGCTCTTCTTTTCTTCTGCGTAGTAGTGCCTTGATAATTTTTATATTCCTTTTTATAGTTTCTAGGCATACTAGTCCTCGTATAAATTATTAAAAGTTATATGTGGATCTGTATAACTTTCATGCTCTTCACTACTATGAGTCCATTGACTCGGAGCAAAATCAGGTGCTCCTTCTCCTGTAACCCATAATGCAGGATTAGTAACTCTTACTCTATTATTAGGTAATGCTACTATATTTCCTTTCCATTTACCTTCAGTCAAATATAATACATGACTTTGTTTATGTTGGTCTGGGCTATCAGCTATATCATCATTAGTATAATCTACTGTGAAGATATATTTAGCTAAGTAAAACTCTCCGTCTATCTTAGCATACCAAGGTGAAGAAGATGTTCTATCTAAAACTACTACTTCATGTTCCCTAGACATACAGTCCCAAGGCTGACATAAATGGTTTTCCATTCTCTCACCCCATTCTTCTAGGGGTATATCAGCAACCAAAGCTTGTATTGGCATCCGAGCCCACATAGCACCACCGTGCACATTAGGCTCATCTAATTCGTTTTCACAACCAGTAAATACAATCTGAAAAGATAGTGATCTATCTGGTATACAATTTACAGCTATTGCTAATCCGTGTAGAAACTCACCGTGGTAGTCTTGGTGATTAGCTGTAAACTCTCTTCTTACCCATACTTTAAAGTAGGGTATGTTTGATATAAGGTTTCGCATGAACTATTTCTTAGTCCTTGCCCCACCCCTTTTCTTTCCTTTAGCCGTTTTTACAACGCCACCTTTTTTCATGCCTTTAGCTTTAAGTACTCCTCCTTTTTTCATACCTTTAGCTTTTTTAAGGACACCGCCCTTATTCATGCCCTTAGCTTTCTTTGACGCTATTGTGCCACCTTTTTTCATGTAGCCCATTTTGTTTCTTACAGATGATGGTAATTTACCAAGACCTTTATTTCCTGATGGTACTTTCTTCATTACTTTTTCTTCCTTCTAGTAGTTTTCTTTTTCTTTACTATAGTCTTTACATTAGTAGGTTTACCGCCTACTCCTTGAGACTTAGATCTTTTTCTAGTCACAGCACTTTTCTTTTGTGCCTTAGTCATACTCTTAGCTTTAGACCTTGGTACACACTTAGGATAAGATCTTTTACTTTTACTTGCAGATTTTCTGCCGCAAGGTTGGAGCTTACCTTTCTTCTTGGGTGCACCTATGTCAACCCAATCTCCTTTAGGTCCTTTACCAAACCAGGCTGTTAGTCCTCCTGTTGGTTTAGCCATTACTTGTATCCACCACCACGTTTCTTATATTCTCTAACTAACCATCCGTTAGCATACGCTGATGGGTACACTTTAAATTTCTTTTTAGCTGCTGCTTTTACCCTTGAGTATAACCCAGGATTACTAGGTGTAGCACCTTTCTTCTTAGTTGTTTTCTTTTTCTTAGCAGCCATTCCCTAACCTCTACCCTGTCTAATTTTTGCTTTTTCTCTAAGAGTTTTTTTATCTTTTATTTTTTTAGCTTCAAAAAGATCTGGGCTTTTATTTTTATTATAATCTCTAGATGCACTAGCAGAATCATATGTTCCGTCACCTGGTTCTAATAATCCATGCTTTAAAATATGTTTTTCAAAAGCTTTATTTTCTAGTTTAGTCATTTAACACTTCCACCTTCTTCTTGCTTGTCTAATACGAGAGTTAGGATCATTTCTAGTTTTAGCTGAACTCCTTTTTAGTTGTCCTGCTGATCTAGCACAATACGACTTCCTTCTCTTCGCAGCTTTACTGCCTTTCTTTACTTTGCCAGTAACTGCTGTCTTTAACTTAGAACCAGGATTAGCTTTACGATATGCAGCTACCCCTTTCTTAGTCATGCCTGCTCCAGACTTAGTAGGTCTGTAGTTAGCCCCTTTACCTTTTGTAGTCTTTCGTATTGGCTTAGATGCTTTTCTCGGCATTGTATCTCCTCATCTTACTACTATACCACCATATGAACATAATGTTAAATGGTAGTGCTACAAAAAATAATCCTACATTATCTTCTATTAAACTTACAAGACCTGTATATAAACTAGTTGCTCCTAGTATACATACCATAACCTTTATAAAATCTGATAACATTTCCTTCATTTAAGGTTTAGTCTTACTATTTTCAAATAGACTTCCTGCTCCTGACGGAGAATCTATTACTTCTTTCTTTTTTCTTCTGTTTTTTTCAGACTTAATAGTTTCATATAATTGATTAACTGCTAATCCTGCTGTTACTACAGCTCCTATATAAGGTAACTTTTTAACTGCGCCTTTAACTAATTTTTTTACTACAGAAGGTGGTTTCTTTTTTTTAAATTGAAACTTTCCTTCGTCAAGACCTTTTAACATAGTTTCGGTTGATGTTTTTTTACTCATATTATTTTCCTATTATAATGGGGGGTACAAGATATACTCATACCCCCGTGCCTACATGCTGTAAAGAATCAATCTGTACCACGATCTCCTCGGAAAAAAGGATACAAGATGCTTTAGAGGGACATTCTATTTCTTATCTTTACGAAACGCATGTTTCCTGGCAAACCAATTAGGTACACTATATTCCCCCCACGGTAGCATACCTTCTAGATACATAGCCCTCTCTACTTCTGCGAGACTGGGTGTGTATCCAATCTTATCTATAAACTCTTTATCTTCTTCTATTACCGCCCTAATGTAGAATACGGAACTGTGTGGCAAACTAATTGCTGTGGGTGTCTCCTCGTTTCCATGAATTAGGGAGTAATAAAATTTCTCTAATAGGTTTACATACATACCTGAATTTACTGATTTGTCAAGTTTTTTATCTCTTGCACTACGTTTAAGAGTACGTACTACCTCATCTCTTTCATTATCAGGTAAGTCCCAAGCTATTTCCATTAGTTCGTCTAATGTTTTTATATCCATTACCAGTGCCTTATCACCCCTGCTACAATAAAGAAACATGTCATCCACGTTACAAATCTTTCTATTATACGCATATAGAATCCTATCTTGGCATGCTTCTGTCTTAGCACAGCCGTTCTAGGTGTATCATCATCACTTTCGCCTATAGGATACTCTATTGCCCTAGCAACAATCTTCTCCCATGTCTTATACTTAGTTTTCACCGTGGTTCTCCATTAGTACTATAGGAGTGTCTTCGCCTATCCATGCACCTAGTATATTGAAATCTATCCACTCAATAGACTCTTCTTCTTCCATACCTTGTTGTATAAATACATCTACTAACTTATCGTAATCATATACAACTACAGTATCACAGCCACATCTGTGACCTAGTCCTACAATAGCTTCATCACACCCAGTCCACTTCTTCATTATTCATCTCCTTTTATTATTGTTTCTGCTTCTGTTTCAATAACTACCCTTGCCCCACAAGGGAGCAAAGGTTTGTCATTGCCGCCATAAATAACCTTACTTGGTCCTAGTATTTCTACGCTATGTCCATAAGTATTTTTTCTACCTTGCTTAACTGTAAGTACAGGCTCGTTTGTCCCATGTTTTTTATTAGCTCTAATCTTGTGCATATTTACGTGTATGTATGTTTTTTTCATCTTTTTTCTCCTTGTAGCTTGACAGATTGAATATTATGTGTTATAACTACGTTATCCCCCTTGGGGGGGCTATATATATATACTAGTTATATATCTAATTAGTACATAGTCCCTACTTAGTATATACTTATTACCCATGCAGGCGATACCTCATGTCACTAAGTGATTCACCTAGTTGAATATCTACCTTACTTCTTTCATGTTCATAGAGTCTATCTGCTACTCTATATAAATCTACAGATGTACCTATAGATTTAATGTTATTAGCTTTAGAACTTATAATTTCTACATTACCATCTACATACCCTTTCTCTGGTACAATCCTATCTAAGGTAGGAGACTCTTTAGTAATGCCTTTCTTCTTATTATTCCAATCTAATTTAATCTCAGTGAAGTAAGGACACCTCTCTTTAACCAAAGGTATCAATTCTTCCCATACAAGAGTACATGGTACTCCCTTCTTTAAAGCCCTAGCCCTTGCCCTACGAACCATAGACTTTAGTTTGTAAGCTACAGGGTCTTCACGTAACTGTCGTTTACGATACTCACGCATATATTGTACATTTTTTTTAACCATATACGTATTATATTAAGAGTGCAGGCGATTGTCAAACTAAGTAACGAGTTATTCCTTGAATATATCTATATATTGTATGCCAAACTAGGTAACACCGCTATTTTATAATTTTATGCAGCATCCGTATACACTATACCCCCCGCGGGGCGGTGGTCATATGTACCCCGTAGATAAGCGTTTAAACTCAGTATGCTACTAGTTGCGAACCATTCGCAAAAATGATAGTATAATGATAGTTTTTAGAACCATTCTAAACTAAGTTTGTAACATTTTTGCAACTGTGTGTATAATGCAACACTATTTGCGGGGGAATGGGAAATTATAAAAATTATTAACATCTACATTATAATAATTCTAATTCGCAAACCAATGTAAATTTTCAAATCACCACCTAGCAAAACCTTAAATATATAACCCCCCATAACCCTTATATATAGCCATTATTACAATTAATTTATTTTTTTGTATACATCATTTAAACGCTTTGGTAGTTTTTACCTAAGATTGAGCCATGAGGGTTCAGTCAACAACCAAAAAAAGAGAGTAAATAAAATGAAGAAAATAGAAACAAAAAAAGAAACAACTATAAGTAAAATTCAATTAATATGGGTAAAAGAGATTGAACGCCACTTAAACCGTAAACAAGACGATGAAGGGTGGGTCAATAAAATTACATTTCATGGTTCAAAAGGTACTGATATGCAAATCAATAAAGTAGAGTTAATTTATACGGTAGCACATACGGTGCAATATAAAATGATTGGCTCAACTGATTATTTTTATGAAATAACACCCAATGAAGAATACGTCAGTATGAGTACAGAAAAAAACACTTATACATTAATTGATAAAACCATTGAAATTTATGAAGACGATATTAAAAAACTAAATGAACAATTAAACAAAACTAAATAATTATAAACGGGGGTAGTTTAAACGGCTACCCCCATCAACCAACGAGGATAATAAAATGACTAAATTAATAACAAACCAACC